AATTTGGCAGTCCATGTTGATGTTCTCCTGAAATCCTCTGCACTTCCCCGTAGAGTTGGCCCCCAGCAATTGGGGGTTCTTTTTTTGGTAAAGCTGTAGTAAAATCAAGCAGTTAGACCTTGCCTTGCGCAAGCAATTGCCACCAGCCCACCAAAACCCTATCATCAGCGGATCTTATGTCACTGGAAGATGTGATGAGCAAGACCACCAAAACCGCCAAAGCCCAGGCCGCGCCAAAACCCGCGCCCAAGAAAACAGGCCGCCCCAGCAAATACACCCCTGAGATCGCCCAAGAGATTGTGGAGCGCTTAAGTAACGCTGAACCACTAAGGCAGATATGCAGAGATGAGCGTATGCCAGCATGGCAAACAATCTATGACTGGATGTATCGAGATGATGCTTTGGGGGCGGAGGGCGTTGGTCTATCCAGAGCCATCGCACGCGCACGGGAGATTGGCTACGACAAGATGGCCGAGGAATGCCTTGAGCTAGCCGACACGCCCAAGTGGGGCACCAAGCAGGTTGAAAGTGAAGACGGCATCACGGTTACCAGGGAAGACATGCTCGGCCACCGCAAGCTTCAGATCGAGACGCGCCTCAAGCTGCTGGCCAAGTGGAACCCCAAGAAGTACGGCGACAGGCTCACCCACGCTGGCGATGCTGAGAACCCGGTAGCGGTGCAGGCTGACATCAGCATTTTCGACGCTATGCTCAAGAACCTCGAGGCTAAGAGACAGCTTGGGGACAAGTGATCTTGAGTCACTGCTCAAAGATCCTGCGATCCGTGAGCAGTACACCAGGCTAGAGCCACAGCAGGCTGCTTCCTGGTCCTGGCGCATGATGTGGCTGACCAAAGCACTCAAGCACCAGATCCTACCCCATGGTGACTGGTGGTCTATATGGCTCATGCTTGCCGGAAGGGGTGCAGGCAAGACCAGGACTGCAGCCGAGCAGGTTGCCTGGTGGGCATGGTCCTATAAAGGCACCAGATGGCTCGTAGGAGCGCCGACAAGCAGTGATGTGAGGAGTACATGCTTTGAAGGTGATTCGGGCCTCCTGAGCGTGATTCCACCCGTCCTGATCGGTGATTACAACAAGGCCCTGCATGAGATCAAGCTAGTCAATGGCTCACTGATCAAGGGCATCCCAGCTTCGGAGCCTGAGCGCTTCCGCGGCCCACAGTTCCACGGTGGCTGGCTCGATGAGCTAGCAGCGTGGGAGTACATCCAAGAAGCCTGGGATCAGATCCAGTTTGGCATGCGCTTAAAGCTGCCCGACATGAAGACCCGGCTGATCTGCACGACCACGCCGAAACCGAAGGACCTGATCATCGACCTGATCGGCCGTGAGGGTGATGATGTCGTGCTGACCACCGCTAGCACTTACTCCAACATTGACAACCTGTCAGAAAACTTCAAGCGCCAGATCCTGCAGTACGAGGGCACCAAGCTTGGCCGCCAGGAGATTTACGCCGAGATTATCGATCCTGAAGAGGGCGGTATCGTTCAACGGGACTGGTTCAAGCTTTGGCCTGCCGGCAAGGAACTGCCCAAGCTCGAGTATGTGATTCAAAGCTATGACTGTGCGTACACCGAGAAGACCATCAACGACCCGACGGCATCCATCACCTTTGGCGTCTTCAAGCCCACGGACGGGTCTATGTGCGTGCTCATCATCGACGCCTGGCAGGACCGGCTGCAGTACCCGGACCTTAAGCCTAAAGTATTAGATGAGTACGAGATTGTCTTCGGCGAGGGCAAAGCCGCAAAGCGCGTTGACCTGGTGCTTGTGGAGGACAAGGCCGCGGGTATCGTGCTGATCCAAGACTTGCAGCGTGCGCACATCCCTGTGCGTGCTTACAACCCTGGCAAGGCTGACAAGGTCCAGCGCTTGAGCATCGTGGCCAACATCGTGAAAGCCGGAAGAGTCTATGTGCCCGAGTCCAGCAACCGATCGGGCTATGTCCGCGACTGGGCTGAGGCCATGGTCACCCAGATCTGTAGCTTCCCGAATACAGACCACGACGACTTTTGCGACGCCTTCAGCCAGGCGTTGAGGTACTTGCGTGATGCTGGCTGGCTCAATATCGACCCGCTGCCACCCGACGATTACGACCCCGATGATTATGTGGACGCCGGCATCACGAGGACCAATCCCTATGCGAGCTAACCGCAACGGGTTATCATCGCGCGCAAACGGAGGCTGATGATGCCCAAGCCAAAAGACGCCAAGAATGTGCTCGACATGCTGTACGGTGCGCCAAAGCCTGCCGTAAGTCGCCTAGACATGAGCTTTAAGGATGTGACCAAGCGCATGCCTGAGCTTCAGCAGGCTGCCAGGCTTTATGAGCAGGGCAAGATCACCCGTGAGCAGTATTACGCCATCGTTGACCAGCTTAAGCCTGTCACGCCTTACGAGTTCATACCCAAGCCTGCCACGGCTGAAGAGGCCCTGGCCGCGTTATCAAGTGACAAGGCCAAGAACTTTGGCCGCACCGACTTGCTCGTGCCAGGTGAGACCGTCATGAGCAGGCTTGACATCCCAGCGTATTCGACTAAGGGCGTGTTTGTCACATCACAGCATCGCCACAAACCGCCTGCTGACGAGCCTAAGACCATTTACACGCCAACGATGGTGCTTGAGGGCGAGACCAAGATGCTGCCTGGTACGAAGGCTGCTGCCAAGGTTGCTAGGGGCGAGGCAGACAAATCATCATTCGCCACCATCCGAGGGGCCTATAAGCCTGTCAGTGACGAGGAAGCACTTGAGATGGCCATCGATGCCCTGCGTCGCAAGGAGTTCGCCCAGATCGGCTATGACCCCGAGCGCCGTGGCCACTTTTACGATCGCAGGACCATGGAACCGATCATCGGCACTGAGGAAGGGATCATCCAGATCGGACCGCTCGTGCTGGGCAAGAAGCCCATCCGCGGTAAGCCCGAGGACTTTGAGTACAAAGACGGTGGCGCCGTCAGTATGCAAGTCGGTGGCAGCCCCATGGATCAGATGTTCAACTTCAATCCCATGGCTGCCAAGGCTGCAAAGCAAAAGCAGATGCGCGAGTCCTCACCAGAGACGCCACTTGGCGCGCTTGGCCGCGGGTTTGCTACGGGCTTATTTGGCAGCACTGAAGAGCAAGTCCCCTACACGGGCAGCATCATGGAAGGCTCGCCTGAGCGCCAGCAGTCCCAGGCAAACCTGCGCGAGCTTGGCCGCAACATCGGCACACTGACAGACATCGGCGGCATGGTGACACCATTCGTTAAGCCTGCCGCACAGGCCGTCACACGAGGCGCTACAGCCCTTGGCAAGGCAGGTCTTGAGCAAGTAGACCGCGCCATGTTTGGCGAAGGCCCCTTGGCCGCTCTGGTGGCTCCAGTGGCACCTATGAATGTCAACGCGCCTGTCAGCAAGCTTGGCTTTTACAATCCCATCGAAGAGACGGCCACCACTCTGCAGCGCAAGCAAGGGCCAGGTCAAGCCTTCCTCAATGAGTTCACTAAGGCAGGGATCAGCAAGCAGCGCCTTGAGGATGCAGGCATCGCACAAAAGCTTGCGGCCACACCCAACATCACGCGCGAAGAAGTTCAGGCCCTGACCAAGGGCACCCTGCCTGATGTCGAAGAGGTGGTACTGAGCAGGTCTGTTATCCCGCCCTACATGAAAGGCTTTGCTGACCTGCATATGCCCAACCTGAATGTGAATGACTCCAGACAAGTCTATGAGTTGCGCAGGATTGCCAACGAGCGTTACAAGGAGGCTCTTGAAGCCAACGACTTGGATGCCGCTGAATTTGCCATGAAGGCCGAAGAGGACATCAACAAGTTCAACAGGACGCATAGCTATGGCACCAAGCCTGGAGAGCGCCTAACCGAATTCCACGAGTATCAAGAGCCAGGCGGCAAAAATTACCGCGAGGTCCTGCTTAAGGTCCCGTACTCAGAGAAGTATGACGACAACTTCCGATCGCCTCACTGGTCAGATCCCAATGTCATATCGCACATCAGGATGAATGACCGCGTGGACGCTGACAACAAGAATGTGCTCTTCATCGAGGAGCTTCAGTCAGACTGGGCGCAAAAAGGCAGGGCAGGTTTCAAGGGTCCTGAGATGGACAAGCAATACGACAAGCTATCTGCAGAAATGCAGGATGTACTTGATAAGCTGTCGGGGATGGAAAAAGGTTCTCTTCCTTGGTCTGATATTGAATACGATGCGCTGATAAAAAAACAAGAAGAAGTTCGTGAAAACATGATCGCTGTTAAAAGATTGCAGCGAAATAGCCCGCCTCCAGGACCATTCGTTAAGAACACCAACGAGTGGGTTGACCTGTCGCTGAAGAACATCATCAAGCGTGCGGTTGACGAGGGCTATGACCGCGTCGCATTCATTGACGGCTACAAGTCTTTCCTGCGCTTTCCCCAAGGCGCAGACGGCAAGTCCACTGAAGCAGGGATGCGCAAGTTTTATGACGAGGTCGTGCCCAGCAGGCTTAAGGCTTTGGTTGGCAAGGACAATGTCAGGACCATCCCAGGCATCACGCAACAACAGCAGCTTGATGTCTCGCTGCATGGCAATCGGTACTTCGTGGTCGATGCTGACACCGATATACCCCTCCCCAACCAAGACGGGTTCCGTAGCGTCGAGAGGGCCGAGCAGTACCTCGATGAAGTGCTAGGCAAGTCAAAGTCCATGGACCAGATCGGCTTTGACATCACGCCTGAGATCCGCGAGAAGTTCAGCAAACCCATCCCCTACAAAGAAGGTGGCGCCGTGAAACGAGTTCGCATATCTGATAACCCTGACACGATGTTGCTCGAGCTTGCCATGGGCGGCCCTGTCCGCATGGCTGCTGGCAAGGCTGTCGGTGATGTTCTTGAAGGTGGTGCCAAGAAGCTTTTGCCCAAAGCTGCAACAACCGCAGCAAGTGCCAGCAAACTGGGCGATACCACGCTAGGACAGGCGATCAAAGAGGGCCGTAGGCAGCGTGAGTCCGTAACGCTTTCAGGCGCCCTAGCCCCGTTACAAGCCCCTGTGAGGGGTGAGACAAGCAAGGAGCTATTGAAGGCGCAGACCAAGCAGCTAACGGACCAAGAAAAGGAAACGCTTGATGGCTTGCGTCAGGCCTACCCTGACTTCTCAAATGCCGTCAAGTTCATGACGCCGCAAGAAGTCAGCAAGATCATCCGCAATCCCGAGGGCGTTAAGGAGATGGATCGCTTGCTGCAGACCATCCCGTCGGCCAAGGAGCTTGCCGCGGTAGCTAAGGCTGGCACACCCAAGCAGGGTTGGTATCGAGCCAGTACGCAGGCACTCATCGATGTGTTTGGCGTTCAAGATGCACCACGCTTTGCATCGCTGCTGGCTGCTATGTCGCCGCAAACCAGCGTTGAATCCAACCTGATCAACGCGTTGAACACCTGGAAGAACTGGACCGCAGCAGGCAGGCCTAACGATCCCAAGCAGATCAAAGCCATCATGGGCCAGTCAGTGCAAGGATCGGGCACTGAAGCCTCGGTGCTTGATGCGTGGACTAACAACGCCATGCGCGCTTTGCGTGCGCCTAACCCACTCGATGTGGTGCTCTCAGGCCCCAAGGTTGACTCGTTCTATCGCAACCTGGCCGATGATGTGTACCGCGTTACCAATGACGCATGGATGGCGTCGGGCTTAGGCGTGGATCAAGGCATGTTCAGCGGCTCACCTACCGCACTGCAGTTAAGCCGCGGCGATCCTGGCTTATCGCCTGGTTACATTGCCTCGAGTGCGCGCATGCGTGAAGCCGGGCAGTTGAACAAGATGCTGCCGTCTGAAGCGCAGGAGACCACCTGGTCCTACTTCATGCCGCTTTATGAGATGCAGCGCAAAACGGGATTGCCAGCGCGCGAGATCCTGCAGCGTGGCTTGCTGACCCCTGAAAGCATCCGCGGTACGCCCGACTTTTCAACGCTACTCACGCAGGGTCAGTATGGCGATGTGCTGCGCCAGGCAGGTTATGGCGAGCAACTCTCGGCCATGAAGCCTTATCAATTCCCTGAGTCTGCCCCAAGCCTAAGCCTGTCAGAGCAGCGTGAAGTAGAGCGTGCAGCACGACGCCTTGAAGACCTCAAGGGTTTGCGTGAGAGCGAGAGCAGATCAAAGATTTTTGAGTTGCCAAAGACAAGAACGCTTCCCAGCGGTGAAGTTAGAGAGATCATGCCTGAATCAGGCTTTGCATCAGCACAAATTGAGTACATACCTGGTGAAGGCACAGGCATCTTGCCCGACATGATTACCGCATCGCCTGGCGCCAAGCAATACTTTTCAAGTCGCATGGCAGGCGCCTTCCGTGACCCCCAAGAGCGCGACATACTGCAGCGATCGCTAGGCCTGGAGCCATTGCAAACTAGGTCCATGACGGGATCATTCAGGCCATCAGGCGAGATT